GTGCCACAAAACGTAAATGCAAACGATAACAACGCATATGAAGGTCTTGCACTAGCTGCATGATTTTTCGGGGCCTGGGGGAGCCTAGCAACAGAATCCCCCACAAGATCAACCGTGCATATAGTACGGTGAATGGATTATATCAGTCTCCTAATTCATATAAATATTAGGTTACTGAGGAGGCTGACACCCTCCATTGACTCTTACAATAGCTTCAAGTCAAAGTTGGCTAAGAAAGCGGAATTGTTACAGATCTCAGATCGACGATAATTCCACCGACGAAACAATAATGATTTTGCATTCCTAGTAAGAGAGGGATGGATGGAAGATACCTTCGGTATTACATTTTGTATCTTCTCATAGCGATAATCACAGTTGGAGTTGAGACACTCCTGTAAAGCTGTCACTATCTGCCAAAGTCATTTGACCTAAGAGGTACAAATGAAACTGTTCATAAACAGAAAAGACTTTCCCTACCTACGCTGGGCAGAAGGCTTCCTTATTGGATGCATTGCTGTTACTGGGGTTGCATTAGCAACACCTAATAAGGAACCAGAAGTAAAGATCGTAAAGGTTCCGCAGATACAGGTAGTAGAGAAAGAAGTCATTGTCAAACAACCAGTTTATCTAAGCAAGCATGATAAACAACAAATACAATGCATGGCTACTAATACATACTTTGAAGCCGGTCACGAACCTATCAAGGGACGGATCGCAGTGAACAATGTAGTAATGAACCGTGCTAATGATAAACGTTTCCCAAGCACACCATGTGGGGTGATCAATCAGAGAACCAAGCGCGTATGCCAGTTTTCATGGAAGTGTGAGGGAGGAAAGAGAATTCAGGATCAAGCTGCCTACCGTAAGGCTGTACAGATCGCTGAGAATGTATACCTAGGAAACTATGGTGACGTGACACATGGGGCTAAGTTCTACCATGCAGATTATGTCAGACCTTCCTGGGGCAGAGTTTTTGATCGCACCACAAAGATTGGTGCACATATTTTCTATAGAGGATAAACTTAATCATGATCCAAAAGCTAACACCACTTAATTTTTATGCAGACATTGAAGCACTCGTGTGTGAGCTCAGGACTGACTATATGGATGCGGTGGTCCACTATTGCGAGAAGAACAATCTCGAGATAGAGACCGCCGCAGCCATTATCAAGAGTAATGGTAAGTTCAGAGCCATTATTCAAAACGAAGGGGAAGATCTAAATCTTTTGCCTAAGACAGCGAAACTACCGTTGTAATTATATAAGTAGTGTATATAATGAATACTGTGGATAAGAAAACACACAACAATACGTAAATCATATGGAGAAATACATGACTAGTTCATTCGCAGACCTTAAGCGTTCCGCAGGTTCTAACCTGGATCGTCTTACTAATGAGCTCGAGAAGCTCAACAAGCCAGCCTCAAATTCTAACAAAGACGACCGCCTCTGGTCCATTCAAGCTGATAAGGCTGGTAATGGTTATGCTGTCATTCGCTTCCTTCCTGCTTGCGCTGGTGAGGATATGCCCTTTGTTCGTATGTGGTCGCATGGCTTCCAAGGACCAGGTGGATGGTATATCGAAAATTCTCTGTCGACAATCGGCAAGCCCGATCCTGTTGGCGAGATGAATTCCAAGCTCTGGAATTCTGGCATCGATTCGGACAAGGAAACAGTTCGTAAGCAGAAGCGTCAGCTGACCTTCTTCTCGAACATCTACGTTGTCAAGGATCCTGCCAACCCCGAGAACGAAGGTAAAGTCTTCCTGTTTAAGTACGGTAAGAAGATCTTCGACAAGATTAACGACATGATGAATCCTCAGTTCGAGGACGAGAAGCCTGTCAATCCTTTTGACCTGTGGACTGGAGCTGACTTCAAGCTCAAGATTCGTAAGGTCGAAGGCTATCGTAACTACGATAAGTCTGAATTCTCGGAAGCAGCACCTCTGCTTAACGATGATGACGCTCTTGAGCGCATCTGGCAGTCACAGTACTCGCTTGCCGAGATCGTGGATCCTAAGAACTTCAAGACCTATGATGAGCTCAATGCTCGTCTGAATAAGGTTCTTGGTGTCGGTGGAGTTAGCGAATCGCAATCGTATAAGCCAGAACTCGACCATGGGTTTGCAGCTCCTCCGCCCTTCAAGGCAGCAGAGCCTAAGCCTATGCCACAGGCAGTCGACGATGACGATGACGACATCGGGCTAGACTTCTTCAAGTCTCTAGCAGACGACGACTAAGGAAAAGGGGGGCTTCGGTCCCCCTTTTTTATGCTGCGTTGAAGTAGACCTTATAGTCTTCTGAGGTGTTCACATTGTATGTTGTAGCACCCTTTGCAGGCTTCATTCCAGTCAGGTAGCTCATAGGATTGCTACCACCAGCGACAACGATAGGACCAGACTGGTTCTGAATCACAGTCTTGTCGCCGACCTTCCTCTGAATAGCCATACCAGTAGCGACTGGACCAACTTGCTTCTTAGGAGCAGTAATCTGCCTGTTCTTGCCCGTCGAGTCCTGAACAACTTCCTTACCCTTTTCCCTCTGAGCAACAGGAGCTCCAGGTTGGTAGGGGTTATCGGGTTGACCTCCCGCTTTCGAACCTTCTACTGGCTCGAGGTGCCACGTTTCTTTTGGAAAGTAAGGAAGCCAGAAACCGTACTTCTTGAGAAGACCTAGCTTCTGCAGACGCTGAACGTCAGGAGTGTTGACATCGATAGCGACCCCCGATTCGTGAAGTGATCTGCCTGGAGGAGCTGCCCTCTTAGGACCATACTTCTTCCACATTCTTTCTTGATCAGCTCTCGTTCTAAGAGCAGAGTTAATCTGAAGTTTCTTGCCAGTCTTCTGATAGTGTTCAGCCGCCATAGCAGTGAACCTACGCTTCATAGTAGGCTTTAGACCTTCGTAGTTGACATTGGATCCAAGATTCGCATACTGTTTAATGTTACCACCGACAGCCTTTACGTTGTCGTTAAAACCAGCACCACCCGGAGCCATCCTACCAGCAGGGCCGCCTCCGCCACCGCCGCCAGGAGCGCTTGCAGCACCTGCTGAGCCGCCGCTACCATAAAGCCTGGAGTATTGAGCAAACTTAGACGAACGGTCTGCTAGACCGTTATAGCCGCCGTTGACGACCTTTGTAACAGCCTTGGTATCGCCCCAGTTCTTGAATCGTCCCCATCTCTTCTGGAACCAGGCAATAGCAGATGCAGCTGCGTATTTTGGTTGAGCAAGGGCTTCTGGATTATTAACAAAGTCGACCCCTAGCAGCTTCGACATCTCAGCATAGTTGGCTCTACCCGTGACCTGTAGGAAGCCACGACCTCTATACTTAGGACCGTCACCTGGTTGGGTGTTGCCTAGATCTTTTCGGCCATTATACTTTTCAAAATACTTTGCGTTGCCGAGCTCTTGGGTGTACTTAAAGTTTCCTGACTCGTGCGCAGTCTGCGCCATCATCTGAGCTTTGACTGTATTGTCTTTGATACCAGCCTTGTTGATGGCTGCTTCCATGTCACCGGCTTTACCGCCCGTAGGAGCAGATCCACCTTCGTCTGGAGTTGCAAGACTACCAGCTGCGTAACCAGCAGCACCACCAGCGGCCGCGGCACCTCCGATACCGAGCATGGATCCAATGTTAGCAAGGAAGTCAGCAATCGATGATTTAACATTGGTTACAGACTTACCAATGAAGCCTGACAGCTTTGTGGTCCACCCTGCCCCCGAAACATTGCCAGTGGGCTGAGCCTTGGTAGCCGGAGTGGCTCCGACATTACCCTTGCCAACAGCTTTCGTTGCTGTTTGAGTAAGCTGCTTCTCTACCTTTGTCTCAGTCTTTCCTCTTGCTGGAGCCTGAGGCTTAGAAACACTCGTCTTGCTCTTCTTTGCAATTTCAGATGCAGGCTTTATAGGCTGACGAGTGAGGTCTGTTCGTTCGTTCTGCTTCTTTACGGCAATCTTCGCTTTAGTCTTCTGCTCAGCCTTTACTTCCTGCTGTGGATCTTCCACAGGAGCTTCCTGAGCAGGAATGGCACCTGCAACAGAGTTCATAGCCTTGTCGCTAGGAGCGTCAGCCTGACCCGATAAATCTAACTTATTGAGGCTCTTGTGAAGCTGATCAATAATCTGAGTCAGTTGTGGGAAGACTGTTGTGATCTGATCATTAGTAGAAGATTGACTACCACCCTCTAAAGCCTGTAGGGCTTCGAGTGGTGATGATGCTTTCTTCATGCTGACAATTGCAGCCTTTTGCATTGCTGCTTGGACACGAAGAATGTTGCCCGTATAGGCTTTCAGCTGATTGAACGATGTCTCGATTGATGTAAGAGAAGAAGACATCTCGACGAGAGTCTGCTTTGGGATCACCTGGTCTTCTGAACCAGCTCCCAACAGAAACTTTGACTTGATTGTATCTCTTGTATCGTTATCCATTACGCTGCCATTGCTCCTGCAACTGCACCGAAGTACAGTTGTTTAACGATGTCGCCCATACCGAGATATGTAGGCTCTGGAACATTGCCCATACCCTTCGCTCTACCCTTTGTGGTAGGCGTAGTGGCAGGTCTTGGCATAGATTGGCCACCACCACTCTGCATTGCTTCTGGAGCAGAGGCATCGCCAGAGGCAGCTGCAATCGCCGCTCCTGACTGTGTTCCTGGTTGTTCTACAGGCTTCGAGGTTCCGGGTGTGAGACCTGTTATAGGTGCCTGCTCCATTGGAGATTGAGCGGCAGCTGCAGTATCGCCACTAGCCGCAGCTGGCTCTGGTGTCGGAGCTGGACTTGCGCCCCCACCAGCATCTGCCTGAGCCTGTGAACCAGCGTCTACACTGCCTCCGCCTGCATCTGAAAGAGATGATGGAGCTGGCGCTGCTTCCTTCTTGGCCTGGACAGGAGCTATCTTAGGAGCTTCGGATGGAATGTCTGGAGCCTTGGTAGCATCGGGTGCTGCTTGTTTTTCACCCGAGCCTGTGAGCTTTGAAAGAGCCACAGTCACAAGAGATGTCAATACACCTGTAACAAGACCCATCTTCGTTGCAAAGAACGGATCCGATTCAGGAGCTACTCCGAATACGCCCATGTATGTGTCGCGAGATAGGGATGCAACCATCGCTGGAATAGCTGTAAGAGGTCCACCTAGACCAGATGCAGCCTCGAGACCAGCACCAACGACATCGCCTTGTAACAGCTTCCCAATGGCGAATAGACCGCCTGCAGCCGCCCCTATAAGAGGGATAGACTTAATTGCTGTCTTGCCAATAGCCTTTGTTACAAGAGGTCCTGCGACCTTTTCAATCGCAGCCTTAGATACTTTGCCAGCAGCTGCGCCTCCAGCTCCCGTAGCCTTCTTTGCGCCCTTGCCAATAGAAGACGCAATCTTGTTTGTTGTGCTTGAACCACTGAACGTGGCTCCCTTTCCGAGCACAGCCTCTGCCTGGCGAGCTTCTGCAGCCTTGTTAAGTTTGAAGGCGTCAGTCTTCTCTACAGTCTTAAAGTTAGTGAGAGCATCTTCTGCCTTAGCACCACGGATCCTGCCACGGTTATCCTGTGTGTAGAATTCTGTTCCCGTCTTGCCCTGGCGCGAAAAGAACCCCTCTTTAACTTGGGGTCTCTTACGTCTATTGGATCTGGCTTCCTTGACACCACCCAGACCAAGGTTGTCAAGTAGCGACTCGATAAAGACGTTACCGAAGCTATTCTGTTGCTGCTCTCTGACCTTATCGTCGATAATAGCCTTGAGCTTCGCAATCGATTCTAGGAGCTTCTCTGTCGCGCTAACACCAGGATCAATACCACTGCCAGCACCTTCGGCCTGGATTGGAGTTGCATCAGGCTCTTCTAATTGAGTCTGAGCGGCCTGCGTCTCTGCTGTTTTGGCTTGACGAATTAGAGCGTCTTGTTGCTCCTGAGTAATCGCTCCAAGTCTTGCTGCGGTCTGAGCAATGCTACTCAGCTGGCCACTTAGTGAGCTGATCGAGGGGTTGTTTACACCACCAGCGCGAGCGGCACCGTCCATTGATGGAAGCGTGACATCAAATGCTCCCATCGACATTGCACGAGCTGCAGGAGATTGCAACAGTCTTCCAATAGGAGACTTTGCATTGCCGGCAATCCCCTTTACATTAAGACCCATACGGCGCATTGCGCCTTTCATCATAGAACGGCCGAACTTCTTTCGCTCCATTCTCTTGATACGCTTAGTAGCGGTAGCTCTTTTGGCAGCATCTTTGCCTACCTTTGAGCCACCACGACTGGCCGCGAGAGAACGCGTCTTTGTCTTAGAGAAGAATTTACCTAGACCGGCCATTGTTACTTATTCTTTTCCATC